TCTTGGTAAGAATTGGGCCTTTAGCTCAGTTGGTTAGAGCAGAGGACTCATAATCCTGTGGTCGTAGGTTCGAGTCCTACAAGGCCCACCAATTCTGGCGATAGTTCAACGGATAGAACAGTAACCTTCTAAGCTATTAATCCAGGTTCGATTCCTGGTCGCCGGACCAAAAAAATATGAAACAAAAATTTATTGACGCTTATATGGATGTGGCAGAAAGATTTGCCAAATTATCATCCGCAAAACGATTACAGGTTGGAGCTATCATTGTCAAAGATGATAGAATTATATCAATTGGCTATAATGGTATGCCGGCTGGTTGGACAAATGAGTGTGAAGAAGTGGTAGAATACCTAGAAGGTGGTGGCACTATCACCAAAACCAAGGATGAAGTGATCCATGCTGAGGCTAATGCCATCGCCAAGTTGGCTAGGTCTCCTGAGTGTGGAGATGGTTCCATGATGTTCCTAACTCATGCACCTTGTATTCATTGCGCTAAACAAATCTATACCGCTGGCATCAAAAAGGTATATTACCGAAATACCTATAGGGATACTATAGGGCTTGACTTCCTTAGGAAATGTGATATAATGGTGTCTAAGATAGAGTAATGCATTTCACCTGGTGAAATCAGTATTCATCATAAATAGATGAGGTGTTAATAAAATGTTAATGTCAATTATTGGGTCAATTTACTAAGGAGAGACCTGATGCAATTAAGTATAGTTGGTTGTCCCGATAAAAAACGTTTCCGCCCGTTTGTAAAACGAGCCGCACAATTTTACGCTAAAGAACTGTTATCAGAAAAAATGCTGGATAACATATTTGTTAGGGTAAAATTCAATAAAGATTTAGATGCTTACGGATATGCTTCCGTAGAAGATTATAATGATAGTGGCAAACCTAGAGAATTTGAAATAGAACTTCATCCTGGTATTGGTGCTCATGATATATTAAGAACATTAGCTCACGAAATGGTTCATATTAAACAATATGTTTATGGTGAGACCAACGAGAGATTGACTCGATGGAAAGGTCAGAGAGTTGATTCTGATACAGTTGATTATTGGGTTCAACCTTGGGAAATAGAAGCACACGGATATGAAGCCGGTTTATTTACCAAGTTTGCTATCAAAGAAAAACTTTGGGAAGTATTTTTTGGTATTCAAAACCCGGACAGCCCTATTGATTCAGAACCTTTGGGATGGAAAAATATACCACAAATAAGTATTGACAATCAGCCTATATAATGTTATAGTATTACATATGCGGTCGGGGTATAGAACCAGATTAGGTGTCCAATCTAGTCACTTGGTGCAAATCCAAGCCACCGCTCCAAATTCTTAAAGGACTATATTATGGCAGTTGCGAAATCTAAAAAGAAAAATCCCATGTTGACCAAAAACGGCAAACCGAGATTAGGTCCTTTAAACATTGCTCAACTAACAAAGCTGTTAGAATCAACGAGCAAACCAAAAATCAAAGCCAAAATCAAAAACGCTATTGCAAGAAAGAGCCCTAATAGCTCAGTTGGTAGAGCAACTGATTTGTAATCAGTAGGTCCCGTGTTCGAATCATGGTTGGGGCACCACTAATTGTTTTGAGGAGTTGATTGTGCATTTAAAAATGCTTCAAGTAAAATTGATACATCACCATATTGATAATCTTCAAGTATTTCAATTACAATATCAAGAACTTCAATTTGCCTATTAAAATTTTGTAATTCATTCATTCGCATTTTTAATTGATTCTCGGCAAACATTTTTAATAAATTTTCACCATCATCTTTTTTCTTTTTGATTTTGTTTATTATTTTATTTAATTTTTCAATGTACCCATTACAAGTATTGATGTTATTGTTTACGTTATCCTTTTCTCGTCTACTTTCATTTTTCATGATTAAAACTAAATCATCAATATCAGCATTAATGTTTGGTATTAAATTGAAGAATAATTGGCTGAGTTTGTCAAGAGCTTCAGTACGAATACTTGGACCATATTCATAATATCCTGTAGTATCATATTTTTTTCTGTTTATGGGATCACTAAGTATTTCATAAGCATGTTTGATTTTTTTAAATAAATCAGGATCACCGCCTTTATCGGGATGATGTTGTTGAGCAAGAGATTTATATTTGGTTTTTATTTCTTCAAGTGTTGCACTTTTAGAAAGGCCCAAAATATCATATAAATTTATATCCATGCGTTTATATAGGTGAAGTAAAAAAGGTTGGAATCACCGGAGCCTCCGAAATTTTTTTCGGCGATTTCAAAATACAAAAAAGTTAATTTAGTTTTTGATATATATAATTATAGCGGGGTAGCTCAGAGGTAGAGCATTGGACTCATAATCCAGGGGCCGTAGGTTCGATTCCTTCCCCCGCAACCAACAAGGAGATAATATGATTGAACCAAAAAAACCAGCAGTAACATTGCCTAAAGCAAAAACTCCATCAGCACCAAAACCAAAACAAACATTTGTTCCTAAAATGACTGTGATGCGAAAGGCAGGCAGAGGCAGATGATATCCGATTTAGAGAAGTATCGTCAACAAGCCATGGAGTTATGGTTTAATAATGGAGGTTCATGCACCGGTGCAGAACCGCCAGAACCAAAAGTTATCGATGATGCAATTGCCGAAGATGAAGAATTTAAACGTATAGAAAAACAAAATGATTCAAGTAACCGATAGTGCAATCAACAAGGTTCGTGATTTACTGGTAGAAGAAAAACTACCTAATGGTGCATTGCGGATGTTTGTACAAGGTGGAGGTTGTTCTGGTTATCAATACGGATTCACATTTGAAGAAGAAATTGCAGAAGATGATTTTGTGATTGAGAGTGAAGGAATTAAGATAGTAGTTGATGTGATATCTTCTCAATATCTACAAGGTGCAACACTGGATTATAGAGAAGAAAAATTTAATTCACAATTCGTAATTAGTAATCCGAACGCCAAATCTACCTGTGGTTGTGGTTCTTCTTTTAATGCTTGAGTGTTGCTAGTTTTAGTTTCTCTAGTACCTTAATGTAAAACCAACCAATATCTATTTCAAACCATTTTCTACTAAGCTTGGCAGAACCAGCATCAGCATGGTGATTATTATGAAGCTCTTCGCCACCAATAATAAGACCAATAGGGAAAATATTTCTAGATGATTCTTTTGTTTCGACATTTCTATATCCCCAATAGTGACCAATTCCATTGACTACACCAGCTGCCCAAAACGGAATCCACAACATCTGTATTGCCCAAATCAAAATACCCCAAACACCAAACAAAGCCAAACAAATTGAAAAGTAAATAAAGATACCCAAATAATTAAAAGGTGTATACAAGTTTTTTTCAATGTTATCATCTGGTGTTCCTCGGCCAAATGATTTAATCATTAATTTATCTTTAGCCGCTGTATTATATAAAAGAGCACCTTGAAATAAAACTTTCCAAATACCAAATAATTGAGGTGAATGTGGATCACCTTTTTGATCGGTCATGCCGTGATGTTTACGGTGAATTGCAACCCATTCTTTTGTAACCATGCCTGTGGTTAACCATAACCAAAAACGAAAAATGTGATTTACTGCTGGATGAAATGTAACCGATAGGTGTGTTTGACTACGGTGCAGATATAGAGTTACGGCGATGATTGTTAGGTGTGTTGTTAGTAAAACATAAATTAGTTCATTCATTTGTGTATTTTATAAGTGTGTGCGGAAAGAACCAATAGTTGAGTATAAGGTATACCCAAAGGTCTATTGGATGAATTATTGCCATTAATTATTTAGGACATTTTAACTATAGAATCTAATGCCATAAGAGTTAAACTGCCAATCAATACAATCGCAAATATTATTTGCGGTAATTTATTCATAATACCTCCATCTCAGTTTATTATTTAAATACTCCAGATTCAATTACCATTAAAGAAAGACAAAATATAAGAACGAGTCCGAAAACTATTGGTTGCATATTCATTTATAATTTATACAACTTAAAAAAGTATGTTACTAAAGCAGCTGCCGTCAAACACCAGTAAAAAACTTGAATTTGTTTTTGCCTGTCTTTATCCATGTATTTTAATTCTTCATCTCTTTCTTTTTCCATTTTTACTTTTGTGGCTTCAATTTCCGCCCAAGCAGTTTTGCCATATTTTTTAATGGCTTCTAGTTTTAACTGGTTAATTCTTTCTTGGTGAGCTTTTTCTTTTTGATATTTTTCGTAAGCCTTAAACTCTGCCATTGTGGCCAAGTATTCTTTTTCTGCTTTGGCTTTCATTCTTTGGGCATGCTGTTGTTGAACAGCTTTTTCCATATCAGCCTGTTGGTCACTAACCACGGAACCTAGTTGTTTGCCTGCACCTTGAGCAGCTTTGAGTGTATTAGCGGCACCTTGAGCGCCAGCAACAAATGGATCGGACATTTGATTTCTTTTAGTTATGTTGATGGGGATAATAAAGAATACCAAATGTCAGGTTGACACAGAGATGTAAATCAGATATAATTTCACTTCAACTACATAGTTATTTAGTCATTGGAGATAATAAATGAAAGTATTAACGTTAAAATTAGTAACCGGAGAAGAAGTTTTGGGTGAAATTGAGTCGGAATCCGAAACCGAATTTGTTCTGGTAAATGCTGTAGGTATCGCTGTTGTACGTGGTAAAGATGGCCAACCAAGCGTTGGCTTTGCACCTTTTCCCATTCATGCCGAACAAAAAACTGGTGCTACGGTTGCCTTGAATAAGAAAAGTGTAGTATACTCCTATGTTCCAGCAGAAGATTTTGTTAATAATTACAATCAAATCTTTGGTTCTGGAATTGTTATTCCTCCAACCAAAACACTAATTACGGGTTAATGAGTTCTTTCTATACTAATGTTCAGAGTATCGGTAGTAACATACTCTACCGTGGCATCCAAAACGGTAAAAAAATAAAAACAAAGGTTGAGTATTCTCCATCTTTGTTTTTGCCATCTAAAAAAATCACCAACTTTACAAATTTGGAAGGTGATTATCTTGACGAGAAAAAGTTTACATCAATCAAATCGGCCAGAGATTACATCAAACAATTTGATGGCGTTTCTGGTGCCTCTAAGATTTATGGTCAAACTCGTTTTGAATATGCTTTCATTGCCGACCAACACAAAGGTATGGTTGATTATGATTATGACAAAATAACAATCGCCATTATAGATATTGAGGTTGGTTCTGAGAATGGTTTTCCTGATCCATACCAAGCAAACGAACCCATCACCGCAATCGCAATTCGACAACTGAATGGCGGTATTACTGTTTACGGATGTGGTGAGTATCAAGTTCAAGGTGAAGAAATCTATATTCGTTGTAAAGATGAATACAATCTCTGCAAAACATTTTTAAATCACTTCAAAGATAATTATCCAGATATCATTACTGGTTGGAATACAAAGTTCTTTGATATACCATATCTCATTAATCGTTTCAGAAA